CTCAAACCAGAACAAGTTGCATAAACCTTTATTAACCAGGTGCCCGGGATAATTACCTGGGCATCTCAATTCATACAAAATGGATTACACTATCTTCTCTGATAAAGAGATGCTTAAGCAGGACAAAGAATTGGTAGAATTACATAAACGATGTTGTAAGTCCTATCTAATCCAACATTCACTTAAGCACTCCAAGATTAAGAAGTTCTTTATCGTTTACGATTGGTATATAAATACCGATAACGTAAGGAATTTCTTTTTCAGGCCTATAAACCTTTTCATTCAGGCATTGCTTTTAGGGCAACTTGATGAAATATCCGATTACATTAATCCTAACAAAAATGGAAAACGAAAAAAGAAACGAACCAGAAAAGTATAACGTACTTTACTGCAAAGGCAAATATCAGTATAAATCTAAATATCCCCAAATAGAAACTAAACATAAGGTTATCTATGCAGGGCCAGTAGAACCAATGGCACCCATCTGGGATAATGTATCAGATATATTAAGGAAATCTGATAGAATTTGTACTGAATCTCGAAGAGAATTAAAGAAGTTAGAGGAACGTTCACAGAATAACCTTTACTTCAAGAAAAATGGTATTACCCATATAATCGTATACAAATGTTTAGAGAAATAGTTAAAGACCTATATATAGGCAAATCGAAGTTAACCATAGAATGTAACCAAAAGGAAATACCCCAAACTACTCTGGTTCAAGACATATTACAGAATACGGGGTTTACTGGTAATATGCCCGACTATGGTACCTATGGTAATTTCAAGGACGGAAAATTTGAGATTACTCCAATGATGCCTAAGCATTGCTTATTTGTTACCGGAGTACCCAAAGGGGCAATCCTTGATAATTTCCGAGTTAGAAGAACATATTGGTCCTCTTATTATGAGGATGATGTAAGAGGGTACTTATTTCAGATTACAGATGAAAGTATACCTCGTTTAATAATCACAAACTAAATCTATATGGAAGCAATCGATTATGTAAAATTATTTAAGCTCGACCAAGAGAATTATGATTTTAAAAGGGAAGAGTTTATATCCGAATTAGGTAAAGAATTTCTAGATTATTGCCAAACCACTACAATTGGGATAGATAAAAAGACTGGCAATATATACTACTACCGATTTAGGGAAATAGTTAAGAATTTCGAAACTAAATTCTGGGCAATCTCAGAACTTAAAATAGGAGAACCATTAACTCAGAAATTATGGAATGCCTTTTTCGCTACTCAGGTAGTTCCTTTAAGGCAAAGGTTATTCCCAAAGGTTCAGAAATTAATCGAAGAGCAAAAGGGGATAACCAATAACCGTAGTAAACAAGACAAAAAACCTACGAACCATAAAAAGGCAAACTATGGCAAGGGAAATCACAGACCTGCATGGGAATAAATTTAAGGTAGGAGATTATAAACTTTGCCTTAATATCCCCATCACTGGGAAAGGTAATTTAGTATTCACCAGGGACCTAATCTCTGGTGAACCTTTTAATTTATCAGTAAGTAAGAAAAAATATAAGGGATATTTCTATAACCTCTCTTTGAATCTGTATGTAAGGTTCGATTTAGAGTATATGGGTTATGATGAAAGTTCCGATATCAGAAAATCTCATTTGTATGTCAGAAAAGGAAAATAAAATGGTAAGATTCCCAAGACCTATGGGGACTACTGCAATGGCATTAGAATATCAGAAGAACCCAAATGATGAACTTCTGATAAAGATACACAACTACATTATTAATCAATGGCTGATGGGTAATGGAGTATTATGTGGTATCACTTATGATATCAATACATTCTCATACCGTATGGGTATAGATATTAACTACATACGGGTATTTATGAGGGATAGGCTATTAAGCTCTAGAATATGGGATAAAGAAAAAGCAGAAGATTTACTTCAAGCGTTAATGGGAGAACAACTAGCATGGGCATTAGAAGACCGTATGGAAATAGCCCATCAGGTTAATATCCTAAGAGAATCTCAGGGAGGGAAATACGTACCGTTTATATCTGCCGAGCTGGGAAAGGCCCTTAAATTAAAGCTTGAATCCTCTACATCTCTGCAATCAATAGTACGTAATCTTACTGGAGGAAGTACTACAAATATCTTTGCCCAATTTAATCAACAGAACAACGTAACACAGCAAAATGCAATCACTGTTGAAGAGGCACGTCAAATCGTATTGGAATCACAAAGGGTATTAGATAAACCAGAAGAGGCTAAACTATTGGAGGATAGGTATGACATTAAGTCTCTACCTGAAGTAGTTGCTACTAAACAAGAAGGAGTAGATACAAGTAAAGAGGGTCTTAACCTTAATAAAGCAGAGTTAATGCAAATTACTGATGATTATAAGGGAGCTATGTCTTCATTCTCTAAAGAACATCATGAACTACGTAGAGAAATCGAAATGCGTATAGACCCAGACGAAGAAGACCCAGAGTTATACCAATATGAAGACTTTGAGGAAGAAGAGAAAGAGGACGGCTCATTTGCATCTCAATTCCTCCGAAATAGTAAGCTCCCATAGTTATATCAAGATATTGCATATTTAAAAAGAAAGAATTATATTTGCATATCAATTTTAATATAGACAAAAATATGAAAAACCTTGAACAACTAATGGCATCTTTCCTTTGTAGGAAAGATTTTCTAGACCCAGAGGGAACTAAATCTGGAGGAGTTCCTCATATTCAATTATCTGAATCTATTAAAATAAGGCGGTTTGATGACCCTTATCAATTGGATGCTTTTTATTTAGCTGCTAATAATCGGGTACACTTACTTATGACTAATCCTCAAGGAGAAGTAGTAAATGTAACCTTTTCTACTTTTATGAATATTTTTCCTAATACAAAGGAAAGTCCAGAAGAATACATATATGAAGCTTTAAGTCAAATAATCTTGAGGAAAATGAGAATACAGAAAGACTACAAGAAAACTAAGGTTAATAAGATTAATCAAGGTACTTACTTTAAATTAAAACCCACCGATACTGCACCAGTATGGGTAAGAGACCATTTCGATAGAGCTACTCAAACTTATGCCTGTCATAAATATGAAGACTCAAATCATGAGACATTCTTAAAGGGAAATCGAGACATATACATTGACTTTACATTTTAATCACATGAACTTATTTAGACGAAAAAGATGCTGTAGTGAACTCATTGCTATTAAAAATGGCAACTTAGTATTCAAATTGAGTAATACTCATATCAATGCTGCTTATAATACTTTACAGGCAATAATGAGGAAATCGGGTATATTCGATGAGAATCTATATTTTGACTTGTACCGAGAATATAGAAGACATTATGCTATATACGACGTAGTACCATCGTTGCTAAGGTATAAGCTACCATTGATATTTTCAGGTAGATATCCTAAAAATCTATTCGATAATCAGTTTACCTTTGAGGAATTGATACCTAATGCTTTGGTATATCATAACTTACCAGAAAATTTCAGATTACCCGAAAGCTTAGAGAAAATCCTTTTAGAAGTCAAGAAAAGGGTATCTGCTTATATAGACCAAGATGGCATATCAGACCAGGGTTATAGGGATTTGGTTCGAACAAATTTCGTAAAACAATGGGATGTATTTAGAAAGGACCCATCTCTTATAGATTGCTATATGGATGCTCAATTGGGCATGCTATATATGTGGGCTAGAGTAGAAAATAAAACAATAGTAAAGAACATAATCGAAAGAACTCAAGATGAACTAGCTCAAGAGTTCTTATCTAAAAATGACGAATATGGAAAATAAAGAAAAGTTTGCCTTCAGAAATGTAAACATGTCTCAAGGTGTAGAGGTAGAATTTATTAAATTGCTTACCTCATTAGAGACTAAAAGTGATGAAGATATTATTAAAGCTTTTAAAGCTCAATTATCTTCTGGAGTATTAACTTGTCATGCAGAAATGTTATCTAGAACACCAAATCAGATAATATTTCAAACATCTCAATTCAGTAAACCCTATAACTTTTACAAAAACTGGGAATTATGGGTATTCTCTAATATCCTGGGTGTATGGACTCTAAATAGGTTTAGGATATGATTACCATGAAAAACCTCCAAGTAGAGGATATAAAAGATGAATGGTTATATAATGCCTTAACACAGGGCATCAAGGAATGTATAACTGCTCCAGTCCTAACTTTGGACCCAACAAAACCAGAACCCATTAAGAGGGCAGAAATGATATTAGAGAATTTCTCTCAGGAGGATTCTCCAGTAGTAGCTACTGTAATTGCTCCAGGCAATTTCATACAGATGATATTACCGAAACATGAGATACTTCTATCGGTAATGTTTATCTATAAAGAGAGAAATACCTATGTACAACTCATAATACAAAAACTTGCTTATGAACGAGAAAAGATTACCACCAAGACTAATGGTTCTGTTAGTAGTACTGAAGGGTGAAAAGGTATATAAAATACCTCTCGAATCAGGAATAAAATTGGACCATCTAAAAGATTTCAATACACTGAGGAGAATCTTTGTCCCTTTAGTACAACTATATCATGGAGTAGGTTTTGATACTAGACTTACCTATGATGAATTTAGTATCTTCATTAATGACCTACAACATTTAGGGTATGAAGAGTTTAATAAGTATTCCTCAGGTATACAAGAATTGGTAGAAGCAAAACCCATCACTGAAAATGACCAGGATATTAGGGAAATACGGAATGGGTTACTTACCTCTCTTAAATCTCAGGAGTTATCAGAGATATTAGCTACTAAACTAAAGCAAGCCATACATGAAGTATTTGAAAACGAGAAGAAGAAAGGTGGGCTAATGGATAAGGAACCCTCTTTAGAACCTATGGAGAGTTCAATCATAAGAGAGGCTCTATACTTGCTAACTCCCAAATTACCTTAATAATTGAAAGGCAGTCTAATCCACTGCCTTTCTTAGCGTATACACATCCTCAGCCTCCTTAAAAATAAAATAGATATATTTTTCTATAAAAATAAAAATGCTTATATTTGCATATCATTTTAAAAATAGACAAAAATATGAAAACGAACTCAGTAACTTACAATCAAGCAGACGAACTAACTAAGGTAGTTCGCAATTTCTTAGAAAAGAAATCTACATTTGAACTTGACTCTGATGAACAGGGTAGTCTTCTTAATTTCCTAATGGGACTCTTAATCAAACTAGAGGATGATTACAAACTCAATTGCTTGGATATAAACCAGGTACAAATTTATGATACTACCTATTATTCTTTCATTTTCGAATCAATCATAACTGCCGATACTAATCCCTATAAGGGGCAATTAGCATCTGCTGCAGTTCAATTCATGAATGAATTTACCGATAACGATGGGAGGTTCATATCATTCAATCAACTCGATAGAAACAACTGGATTTTCCAACTTAATTTCTCAATCGCATGACAAAGTATAACGTTAGTCCATTAGTTGCTCGGGAGATAGAATTCTCCACGGGCACTATCTTTGATGGTAGTTGGTGCCGATACTTTATTTCAATCACCCTACATCAATGCTATATAGAAGCAACATGGAAAACCCGTCCTAAAAGTGATTTAGACGGGAACAAAGAAATCTTTAACTCTTTACAGGAGTATCTAGATTGGTTTGCTAATCTTAAGAAAACTTACGGAAGGAGAATATCCCGTAAACAAATGGTATATGCTGCATACGATGAAACAACACGTACCTTCAGTTACAAACCCTACGAGAATTGGGCTACAAGACGTTCTAAAGAGAGATTAAATAAGCCCAAGGAACCAATGCTGGCCGATGAATTATACTAATCCCTAACCAGTTAATATATCCTCAGGGAGTTCAGAAACACCAACATCTGGGCTCCCTTAATTATTGCATATTTAAAATATTATTTCTATATTTGCATAAGAGAAAAATAAATATAATTATTAACCGACCTCGAACAGGGTCACAAAACTTATTTCTTATGACAACTATTAACGAAATCTCAAATCACATTATGGGTTACTTCAATGGAACTCTTGATGCTTTTGGTTACACTGCTCAATCAGTTAATGAAATCTCAAACCCAGATGAATCATATATGGGAACTCTTAATCTCCAATTCCGGGATTATCCCATAGACGATTACGAAAAGGCAGAAACCTACTGCAGAGAATCCGATGCTTTTGAACAATACGTGATAGAATTCATTAATTCTCATTGGGATGAACATCACCCATTAAAAGAACTTAACCCTAATTCTCATTACATGTCAAACTCCTATGGAGATACTATCCAGGTACATTTCAATGATGAATCCCTTTTCATTATCATTACCATGACAGGACAATATTAACAAAACCCTCGGGGAGGCACCCAAAACACCTCCCAGAACCTCCCTATTTATAAAAATAAAAGTAATTATAGAAACAAGTTTAGAAATAATTTTGTATATTTGCAGTGAGAAATATTTCTCAAATAATTTTAAATATAGACGTTATGAAAGAATTAAAAAATTTAGAGGCCATCCGGGAACTGCTTGCTTCTCATCCCATTTATACTTATGATTACTCAGATGGTCTTCTCATTAACAAGGAAGATACCAATATCCAGGTTTACTCAATCGACTTAGAGGATGAACCTTTTGCTGCTTATATCTCAGGATATATCATCACATATGCTTCAGAGGAAGTTCTCTTCGAAAATCTCCGGGAAAACATTATTTCTCACATGGACTTAACAAAGGGTGCCGACGACCAATATTATGATTATTCACCCGCACAGGTAGAGGCTATCTTATTCGGAATCCTTCAATTAACCCCAGAACATCAGGATTATATCATAACCGGACTCAAAAAACATCTCCGGGAATTTATCCAAGACGATGAACAAGATGAGGACATGATATCCCAATATACCAGCATTTATAATGCTATCGAAAAATGGGAATCAGACCACAGGGAAACAGAAATCTTCCAACAACTTGCAGTATTAGAATTATTTAACCAACTAAATAAATAATCACTATGGTAAACTTATATAAATTACTCAACGTACTGGAACATGGCATGTCTCTGTTCCAGCTCAATAAATGGAAAACCGAAGGACTTTGGTACCCAATTACCCAATATAAAAAGGAATCAGATGAAATACAGGTAGTAACCAATTTATTTATTGCTGACCAAGAACAGTATCATATCCAACTATCAGGTAATTATCCAGAAGAATTCGATGACTGGAATAACTTTCTAGAGGAAAACCAATGGAAAATCTACCCATTACTTGCAAACATAATGCAGGTCTTCTTGCCCACAGGGAACTATCAGATTATGTATACCTTATATCCACAAGGATTCATATCAGTAATTGCTAAACCCATAAACAAATAACATTATGATTACCGAAGAACTTAAATATATACTAGACTCATTACCTTCAGGGGTACATGAACAAGCCAGGGAACTGGTAAAAACTTGGAAAACTGCCGATGGTCGAATAGTAAAAGAAATTTTTGAACTCTCAGAAGAAGAGGCCGATGAACTTCAACAAATTGCCGATGAAGCTAAGGGTAAACTATTTACCCTATTATTTGGCCCACTCTATCATCATTACGTATCTCAATATGTATTAGACCAGGACTATTTTGAAGAAGAGGAACAATTCATTGAGGACCTATCAAAATATTATAATCTATGACACCATACATCAAAAACCAATTAATCAAACTATGCGACCATCCCGAATGGTTTAACGATATGCTCATCTCATTGGATAACAATCCCGAAGAACCTCATACGGCTATTCGCAATTATTTATCCCATGTACAACTAAATGGCTTATTAGAAAACACCAAAATAGTACATGTATCATTCAATGTGGATGAACCTAAACCGGGATTCTATTTCGAAATACCCAAAGATCCTAATATGTATCTCATACTTGGAATCCTGGATGAAGATGAACGCCCACGTACCGTACTATTAGGTAAACCAAAGTTTAACCTTCAACTCAACTAATATCATGGAACCAATCATAACAGTAAACCAATACCCAATCGGATGGGAATGGCTAGACAGAGTACCTCTAGAAGACTTTAACTGGCTCATAGACATATTTGCTACGATGACCGATAATACGGATACTTATGACTTTGTAGGATATACCGATTCAGAAACCTTACCAGGTCATCAGAAGATATGCTCAGTAGACAAGATACCATTAGCTAACTTCCTAAACGAAGACCAAGGCTACGAATCAGGTATATCAATGTACGGTCACTATATAGCATGTAAATGCTTAGACATATCCTCAGAAAGGGAATACATGAATCAGTATACCGATATAAGAATCCTAACCAATGAAATAAAACCATGCTAACAAAAGGGAAATTCCTGGTATCTTTCGAGGTACCAGGTCACACTAAAGAATACACAGAGGGATTCACAGAGGAAATGGTAATCCCATACAGAACTGAGGAACTTAACCCATACTTAAGGTACCCCAACCAAGAGATAAACAACAACCACCTCCACTCCGAACACATAAGATTACAAATAAGAGAAATGTTACAAATCCCACTAAGCGATATAACCATAATCGATATAATATCACTACCATGAAAAAGAAAGACCTAATATACATACCCCACCAAGATACCTGGACAGAACACTTCCCTAATCCGGGCAGTAACAAAAATGATTACACTCTATACCTAAGTGATCCCCAAGCCCAGTATAATAAGCTACTCCGTATCCAACAGAAACTAAGAAACAAAAAGAAATGAACATCCTCTATCACATAATCCGAATAATCCTATACGTAGGAACTATCCTAACCCTCATACGCAATGAGAAAATATACCAAGCCCACAAGCATACCCACCCACCCAACAAAATAAGGTATATCATCTCACAGCTAATAATCCTAACCCTATACACCTCATCACTAATCCTGGTATCCTACACATATAGGATTATACTAAGATACATATAATAATACTAAAAAATTATGAAATCACTAATCCTACTCATCGTAACAATCTGGCTTCTAATCCTAAATGAAGAAGCCTACCTAACAAAGAAATTCATCTACAGAATGAATATAATCGTAATCCTCTTAATATATGCCTTCATACAGGTATACCTAATCGAATAAATACCCACAAGGTACCTGGAATAAATACCGGGTACCTCCCACACCACCCAACACAAAAACAAAACAAAATCATACTAACGCTAACTAAGGTACATAATACCTAACTAAGGTACATAATATAATACCTATCCCCTCTATAACTAATATACCATCTATTAATATAATAATACCTAATACATATATCAAGGTACCTCGCCGGGGGTTTTGGGGATTTAGGCAAACAAGGATAGGCAAACTTACCTTACTATACAAAGCCACTCAACTCACTATATAGCCACTATACCATATAGCTCTACTACACACTTTAAAGGCAAACTCAAAAAGGCCTAAAAAGGCAAATAAATCCGACCATTAATGGCCTCTAAATCCGATTGCCTTGAGTACCCTTGATATGTATTATATTATAGATTGCATTCAAGGTAATTCGAAGGTAGGGGGATTATATAATACAGATATGTTATGTAGCTTCTATGTATGTAGGTAGTATAGCTTTAGTACATCGTCGATTAATGGCCATCACAATTTACCTTGATTACCTTCACCAAGTTATTATATTATGTATTATATAATAAGTATTGGGTTGGGGATTAGGTAAATAGGATATTAGGTTTTAGGGCTAAATGGTTTATAGGATTTAAGGCTTTCATGGGGCATATTTAGGTAATATTCTTAGTAACTCTGTAATTTATTTGCTTAGTATTTATATTAGGGATATTTGCAGAACTCTAGGACAATTTTGTGATTTAGGGGTACCTAAATTACCGAGAGCCATTAGGTATTATATAATATTAGTTATAGGTAGGGAAGGTAAATGGCAATCTCCATTAATGGCCCCGAGGATTTAGGTAAATATAATTCAAGGCCCCTAATAACCTACGAAGGCAATTAGGGTTATTGCATATATAATATATTATATTTATATTTGCAGTAAGAAAATAAAATAATAATCACTTAAAACCCATTACCTATGAACACTAAAGAATTATCAAACCGATTAACACAAATCGTACAAGGCATTACTAATACTCAACCTATTAGGATTAAGGCTACTATCGAGGTTTTCCTTGAAGAATTTGACCCAAGCCAGAACTATCTTCTCTCTATTTCAGATATAGAAGGCTATGAGACCCAATTTATCGAATTCGAGATTTGGGACAGAAATGATGGTCCTATACCTGGTATAAAACTTTTCAAGGATCTCAATATATACCTTGAACGAGAATTTTGCGAATACTAACCCATTAACCCAGGCCTAACTTAGGTACCTGGGTTTTTACTTACGCTAACTTAGTAAGCCATTATAGGCTATCCTAATCTCTATAGGCTTACCATAGTCCCTATATGGCCTTATTGAATTAGGACCTAATAGGTTATAGAGGGCAATAATAGGGATATAGCTAATCGGCCTTAATTCTTTATCACCTTAGTCGATTAATGGCCTTCAATATACAGGTATATAATACACTCTCAAGAGGACAGGCATAAGCCATATAGGATTATCCATATACATATCATATATGCACACTACAAGGCGTGTGAAGATTACCCTTGTGAACCCCCAAAATTAAGTGCAAATATTAAGTGCACAATATTTTCTATTTTATGAATTTTTCACAAAAATAATTTTGAAAATAAAATTATTCATTTTCTCAAAAATTTTTCTTGAAAATGTTTGTAGATTAAAATAAAGTTCGTATCTTTGCAATGTGAGAAAAACAAAGCGATATTTGAATGAATTTTTAATTAAAACTTTTTAAGAAAATAATTTTCTAAAAATTTTGTAGATTAAAAAATAGTTCTTATATTTGCAATACAGAAATGAAACAAATACTACCTTATTAGAATAGTTTAAAAAGTCTTGAGGGTCTATTTGAAAAGGTAATAAAAATAATTAATAATAAAACTTTCAAGCATTTTATTATGAAAAATCAAATTAACAAAGTGAATGTAGAAAAAGCAAGTGCAAACGCAAAAGCAAATAGTTTAATTGCTTTAGACGTATTGAAAAGCGTTAAAGAAAAAAACGCGGGTCTTTTCAAAACTTCTTTAGGGACAAAAACAGAAATTTACAAAAAAGAACTTTTTGAGGGTGCAAACGAAAAGCAAATCAAATCGTTACGCAAAAAGTTCAGAAATGTAACTTTCAATTTTCTTTTAACAATTGCAAACAATGCAGATAAAAAACTAATTGAGGGCTTTGTAGACTTTTATAAACAAGTCTACGTAACAAACGATTTTTCTTTTTCTTCGATTGCAAGCGAAAACACAAAAGAAGAAAAGAAAGCGATATTAATAAAAGGTCTCGAAATCGTGAAAAACTCTTTGAAATAAAAGAAAATCCGAGTAGGGAAATATTTCCCTAC